GTGGCAGTTTCGTCGAGATCTCCGAAGCTGCCCTGGCAATGGAGAAAGCCACCGGCAAGTCAGTCGATGCAACCATCGCCGAGTTCGTGAAAATTGCTGAAGATCCGGTGGCTGCTGCCAAGTCACTGAACGAGCAATATCACTTTTTGACCGCGTCGGTGTACTCGCAAATCGTTGCCCTGAAGGAGCAGGGCGACGAGATCGGCGCGACCAAATTGCTCACCGACACGTACGCCGACACTGTCAAAGGTCGAGCCGGGGAGATTACCCAGAATCTAGGATTTGTTGAAAAGGCTTGGGCGGCGATACGCGGCGAAACAGCTAAGACCCTCGATGCGCTGAAGAACGTTGGTCGTGAACAAGATGAGCAGTTGCGTGTAACTGAACTCACCCAAAAGCTGGCTTACTTGCAATCGACTGTAGGCACTGGTTACGAAGACGGAGATGCGAAAGAACGCATCACGGCGATCACGGATGAACTGAGCTTCCTGAAGGACAAGCGGGACGCAAGCGCTGACATTGCGAAGTATGACGCCGACACGGCTAAGGCTCAGCAAGACGCTGTTTCCGCGATGTCGAAAGTTGATGCTCTCACCAAGTCTTCGCTGACCAACGAGCAAAAGCGTGCCGAGGCGATCAAGGACTATAAGAAAAGCCTGGACGACATTCGGAAGGTAGACCCGAACGACTCCCGGCTCGATCCGGCAGCAGTCGCCAAGAACATGGCGAACCTCAACGACAAATTCAAGGATCCGAAGGCTGCCGCTGGCAGCGTCGACCTGACCGGTTTCAACAATGCGAAGAACGTACTGGCCGAAACGTTGGCCTACTACAAAAACGCGGAAAAAGAGCTTGAGGCATCACAGCGTGCCGGCGTTATCTCCCAGGCCAGCTACACCGAGCAGCGTGTCAGCCTGTTGCAGCAGGAAGCTACCGAAGTCGCTCAGAGCTATCAGTCAGAAATCGACGCGCTCGAAGCGGCCAAGGCCAAAAAGGGCACGACTGCGGCGCAGGCCATCCAGATCGATCAGAAGATCGCCGATGCCCGCAGCGCCATGGTCAAGGCGCAGCAGGATAGCGACAGCGAACTGTCGATCATCGCCACCAACGAAGACGGCCGGCTACGCAAGCAGACATTAGCGGTCAACACGTACACCAGCGCTCTCCAGCAACAGGTTGAGACACTTCGCCAGCAGGGATTGCGTGCGGCCTCTGGACTTGGGCAGGGCGATCGTCAGAGATCGCTGACGGAACAGCAGAACAGCATCGACGACAAGGCCAACGCCCAGCGCATCGACCTGGCCAACCAGTATGGCGACGGTTCGCGCGGCATGGGCCTCGACGAGTACAACGCCAAGCTGAAGGCTGTTGCACAGAGCCAGCAGGACCTGCGCAACACGGTGGTTGCCAACTATGACGACATGACCGATGCGCAAGGCAGCTGGAGCGCCGGCGCATCCTCGGCCTGGGAGAACTATCTGGAGTCGACGCGCGACGTGGCCGGGCAGACGAAAAGTCTGTTCACCAGCGCATTCAGCTCAATGGAAGACGCCGTCGCACAGTTCGCGCTGACCGGGAAGCTGTCGTTCGGCGACTTCGCCAAGTCAATTCTCGCCGATATGGCGCGCATCGCTACTCGGCAGGCCAGTTCCTCCGCGCTCAGTGGACTCTTCGGTTTGGCCACCACCGCTGCCAGCGCTTACTTCGGTGGCGGCGCGGCGTCGGCGGGCTCCACGCAGGCGGGCTACTCCGGTGATCTATCGGGATTCACCCCGGGCAGTATCCAGGCCAAGGGTGGTGCATGGTCCAGCGGCGTGCAGATGTTTGCCGATGGCGCCGCCTTCACCAACAGCATCGTCAGCAAGCCAACGGCGTTCGGTATGGCCAACGGTAAAACCGGTGTGATGGGCGAGGCTGGCGAAGAGGCAATTGTTCCGCTGGCTCGTGACTCGCAAGGGCGCCTTGGTATCCGCGGCGGAAGCAGCGCAACACCCATCACCATGACCTTCTACATTGATGCGGCTGATAACGGTGCCAGCACAATCCCAGATCCGGCGAAATTGGCTGAGGCGATGAAGGTTGTCGCACAACAAGAAATCGCTCGGCAGCGCCGTAATGGCGGGCAACTCGCTTAAGGAGGAAACATGTTGGCATTCACATGGCGGGCGACATATGACGCCTCCAAGACGGTCACGCCGAAGGTCAAGGTCATCAAGTTCGGTGACAGCTACGAGCAGCGACAGGGAGACGGCATCAATCGGCAGCCGCGCAAGTACTCGCTGATGTTCAAGCGAGCCAAGGCAGAGATTGATCTGATCGACGACTTCCTCCAGGCCCGAGGCTCAATTGACGCCTTCAACTACACGCACCCCGGTCAAACGATCGGGGTTTTTGTTTGCCGAGAGTGGACTCGAACCAACGTCGCTCTCGGCGTTGACAGCCTGTCCGCGACCTTTGAGGAGGTTTACGAATGAGTGAGCTTCAAGGACAACTCTCGCTCGCAAAGGGCCTGACGATCTGGGAAGGCTTCGAATTGGTGCTACCTGGCCAGTCTATCTACTTTCACTCCGGAACCAACGAGTTGCTTGGCTCGGTAGTGTGGAAGACCAAAATCTACACACCTTGGCCGATCAATGCTGTCGAGTTCGCCACGCCCAGCCAGGGATCACCGGCCAGACCAAAGCTTCAGGTCGGCAATTTCGGCGGGAACATTTCAGCGTTGTGCCGTCAGTATGAAGACCTGCTTGCAGTGAAACTCAAGCGCCGTCGCACGCTGGTCAAATACCTGGACGCGGTGAACTTCTCCGCCGGCAACCCAACTGCAAATCCAGCCGAAGAGTACCCGGTCGAAACCTGGATTATTACGCGTAAGGCCAACGAAACGCCGGCCGCCATCGAGTTCGAGCTTGGATCGCCGCTCGACTTGCAAGGCGTCAAGCTACCGCGGCGCCAAGTGGTGGCCGGCACTTGCCTGTGGGCGTACCGATCGGGGGAGTGCGGCTATGGCGGCGGCCCGGTGGCCGACTATGCCGACAATCCAACCAGCGATCCCGCCAAGGACCAATGCAGTCGGACCATGAAGGGCTGCAAGAAACGCTTTGGCGCAAATGGCGAGCTTCCTTTCGGCGGCTTCCCGGGCATTGCCCGCGTACCGAGGTTGTGACCATGAGTGAAGTATTCAATAAGTGCCGGGCTGACGCCGAGGCGCACGCCCTTGCCGAGTACCCGCGCGAAGCCGTGGGCCTGATAGTCAGCGTGCGTGGAAAGCCGTCCTACGTGCCGTGCCGCAATCAATCTGAAGAGCTGGATCACTTTATCCTGCATCCGGAGGACTACGCGGCCGCCGAGGATATGGGCGATATCATCACCGTCGTGCACTCGCATCCTGACACCGGCCCAGAGCCAAGCCTGCACGACATCGCCAGCCACGCTGTCAGTCGCATGACCTGGTGGATTGTCGGGTTGAAGGATGGCGTCTCAACTTGGCATGAGATGCCGGCTGCTGGTGAAATGCCGCTGGAGGGCAGGGTCTTTGTCCACGGAGCAATCGACTGTTACACCCTTATCCGCGACTACTACCGCCAAGAGCGAGGTATCACGCTGATGGACTTCCATCGCAAGGATGACTGGTGGCACAGCGGCGAGAACCTATACGTCGAGAACTTCACCAAGGCCGGGTTCGTTGAGGTCGACACGCCAAGTAATGGCGACGTCATCTTGATGGCGATCGGCAGCCCAACACCATGCCATGGCGCGATCTGGCTGGATGTCGACGTGCTTCTGCACCATCTATATGGGCGTCTCAGCTGTCGCGAGGTGTACGGCGCCGCGTACCGAGAGCGCACAACGCACTTCCTCACCTATAACGGGTAGGCCCTGTATTTGTGCGCATCTTCGCTGGTAGAGTCGCCGAAACACATGGAGGCTCAACAATGCGGAAAACTATTACAGCCATGGCATTGATAGCGTTGACGGGATGCGCAACTACACCAACGCCACCGAACACTGCGGAGCAGGTCTCTCCTGATTTCATTTATGGTTTCCAGGACAGAGTGACTGAAGACGCCGGGAAAATAACCGTGATCCGAGATGGAGGATTCACCGGGTCTGGCTGTGACTTCATCCTTTACATCGACGGTAAGCGCGCCGCGAAAATCGGCGCAGCACAGAAAGTGAGCCTTTATGTAAAACCGGGGAGCATAAATATTGGGTCTGGACCGATATCCTCTGCAATTTGTTCAAGTGCTGCCATCAAGACTTTCGCCACAGATATTGGACCAAGGCAAGAAAAGTTGTTCCGGTTAAACGGAGACATGCAGGGGTTCTATTTGGCCCCATACATCGACTACGGAGGCAAATGACCTCCAATTAAACCAACCGCCTTCTGGCGGTTTTTTATTGCCCGGAGAAAAATATGAGCGATGTAGTCCGCCGTCAGGCCATGGCCACAATCAAGCTTTCTGGAAGCCTGGCCCAAAAGTTCTGGAGGACGAAGGATTACCTGCTCGAAACCGGCACGACTCAAGAAGCCTTCAGCGCCCTGAAGCATACCGTGGATGGATTCGAGGAATTTATCCGTGATCAAGCTCGGCGCGGCATGCGGTACGCGATCTTCCGTAATCGGGAGAACGTTGGCGAAGACAGATTCACCATGAGCGGTACAACCGAGATCCGCATTGTCCCGATCGTCTCTGGCAGTAAGAACGGTGGCTTGTTCCAAACAGTATTGGGCGCCGTTCTTGTTGTTGTAGGTGTGGTCCTCACCGTTATGTCTGGCAGCACAGGCTCACCGCTTGGAGCTGCTCTGGTCTCTGCGGGTATAGGCATGATGGCAGGTGGCATCATCCAGATGCTCACCCCAGTGCCCAAGTCGCCAAGCCAGCAAGAGCAAGCGACCACCGAGAACAAACCCAGTTACCTCTTCAACGGCGCTTTCAACTCGACGCAGCAAGGCCTTCCGGTGCCGGTTATCTACGGGAAGATGCTGGTCGGCTCCAGCGTTGTTGCAATTGGCACCTGGGCAGAGGCGATCCCCGCATGAGCGAAGTCATTGTTGGCCGCAAAGGCGGTGGTGGTAAGGGCGGCGGAAGTGGTAGCGGTTCAGCACGCGCCGCCGTAGAAGCGCCGGACAGCCTACGTTCGCGTCAGCATGTGCGGGTACTGCATGCAATCTGCGAGGGCGAGATAGAAGGCGTCGTCGGTGGGGATCAGGGTATCTTCTTCGACGATGTGCCGCTACAGAACCCCGACGGCAGCTACAACTTTTCCAGCGTCAGCATCGATACACGCACCGGCACCCAGTGGCAGAGCTATATGCCGATCACCGGACTTGAGGCTGAGCAGTCGGTTGGCGTCGAGATGAAAGGATGGGTTCCCATCGAGCGCGCCATCACCGACACCGATGCAGATGCAGTCCGCGTGACTATCGGCGTTCCGCAGCTGTACTCGCAGAATACGCAAAACGGCGACACAGGCGGCTCTTCGGCGATTTTTCGCCTGGAGGCTAAGCTTGGCAGCGGCGCCTGGTATCAGCTGTGCGAAGACATTTTGATCAATGGCAAAACCATGAGCCGCACGCAGTTTTCGTACTATCTGCGTTTGCCGGTATCTGGCGGCCTGCCGCGTTATATCCGGGCAACCCGAATGGGGGGCGATTCGACCAGCTCTGCGATCCAGAACCGAACGTTTTTCGATTCGTTTACGCTCATATGGGATGAAAAGCTGCGCTATCCAAATACTGCGCTGTGCGGTGTCAGCATTGATGCGCAGCAGTTCGCCAGCATTCCGCGCATGGCCTTCTTGGTCAAGGGATTGAAGGTCAGGATACCGAGCAACTACAACCCAGTCACTCGCGCCTACACCGGATCTTGGAGCGGTTCATTTGTCCGCGCCTGGACGGATAATCCAGCCTGGATCTGGTACGACATGCTGACCAACACCCGCTATGGGCTGGGCGGACTGCTCGACTCAACGCTGATTGAAAAGTACGCGCTGTACAGCATTGCGCAGTATTGCGACATGATGGTCCCGAACGGCTACGGCGGCATGGAGCCGCGGTTCACTTGCAACCTGGCGTTGACCGCCCAGCAGGATGCCTGGAAGCTGGTCAACGACATGGTGTCGGTGTTCAGGGCGATTTGCTTCTGGGCTGGCGGCACCCTGACTGCGGTACAGGATGCGCCGCGCTCCAGTCGATACCTGTTCAACAACTCCAACGTGGTTGGCGGCGATTTTAGCTATCAGTCCGTGGCATCGGATCAGCGCTTTAACGTTGCGGCCGTCACCTGGAACGATCCGCTTCAGCAATACAAACAATCGGTCGAGATCGTTGAGCGTCCGGACCTTATTGCTAAGTGGGGGCGAATCCAGCAGAGCGACGTTGTGGCCGTCGGCTGCACGTCTCGCGGCCAGGCGCGACGCCTGGGACGCTGGCTGTTGTATGCCGAATCGGAGGCCGTGACCTTCGCCGTTGGTGCAGACGGCGCGCTGCCTCTGCCGGGCGACATCATCCAGGTCGCTGATGCCAATCGGGCCGGTGCGCGCAATGGCGGGCGGCTTCTGGCTGGTAGTACAGCATCTACCTTGCTGCTGGATGCTCCAATCGGCCTTGCTGGTACGGGCGTGGTCGGTGTGGTTATGGCTGATGGCAGCTATGCGAGTGCCGCCGTTACTGTCGGAGCCGGCGCGACATCGATCACGGTTTCCCCACCGCTTGCGACAGCACCGCTGGCTACGGCGCCATGGGTGTTCTCAACAGCTGCACTGGATACGCAGAAGTTTCGCGTTATCGGTATCAGCGAAGGTGACGACGGCACCTACGCGATCAGCGCCGTGGCGTATGACCCGGACAAGTTCAACCAGGTCGAGTACGGCACACCGGATGTCGACAACCCGACCAGCATCGTCAACCTGGCTAAGCCAGATGCAGTGGGGCAGCTGACGTTCCTTGAGTCGCTGTACGACACCGGTACTGGACTTGCCGCCGCGCGACTGTCGGTCAGCTGGACCCAGCCGGCCCGTGCCATGCGCTATCAGGTGGAGGTCATGAGGCCCGGGGGTAACTGGGAATATGTCGGTGAAGTGTCGACGCCTAGCATCGACTTCGATTCTGCATCCTCAGGCCTGTGGTCGGTTCGCGTAACGTCTAAGTCAGTGCTCGGTCTTTCCGGCTTAGCTTCCATTCAGACCTATACCGCTCAGGCACTGCTGGCTCCGCCGGAGGCGTTATCCGGCCTCCGGCTGGATGTCATCAGCAGCGTAGCAACGCTGGCATGGGACCCCGTTCCAGAACTTGACGTGAAGCTTGGCGGCAGTATCGCCATTCGTCATGCGCGCAATACCTCTGCCACTTGGGACGCCGCGTTGCCGCTGATCGAGGTAGCGGGGCGCTCGACGTCGTCCGTGGTGGCTTTGCTGCCGGGCAAGTACCTGGCGCGTGCGGTCGACTCCTCGGGAGTCGGCGGACCTATCACCGAAGTCTGGTCAGATGCGCAGGCAACTCTGCCGTCCAACGTGGTACTGACCATTACCGAGTCGCCTGCCTTCACCGGGGCGGCTGTCAATGCAGCCGCTGCAGAGGGGGTACTGAAGCTGTCGGGTGCTGGGCTCGTGGATGATGTGACGGATATCGATGCGCTGCTCGGCGAGATTGATAAGTACGGCGGCTCGTTGCTGTCGGCGACGTACAGCTTCGCTGCGCCGGCGGACCTCGGCTACGTCTATGACTGCCGACTGACCGCTGATGTAGAGGCCGCGCTGTATGACGACGGTACCTACATCGACTCAGTGGTGGACTTCGATGTGCTGCTCGGCATTGATGGTGATCCGCCTAGCGGCGCCTCGCTGTCGCTCTGGGTGCGCACATCGGACGTTTACCCAGAAGCGTGGTCGGCATGGAAGCCGTTTGTCGTCGGCGACTA